TTCACTGCGTAGATGGTCTCGCTCATCCATCTTTCTTCATCGGTGCAGGGTTGTAACTCCTCTCCGAATTCTTGGGCTTGCTTGGCAAAGCGGTGCATGTCCAAGCGTTGGCGTACATAGGTCTCTGTGGTAACTGAGTCCCACATTGGGATATCAATCATTACCGCCTCTGCCTTGGGATAGTTCTCCTGAGTGGCGTGGGGTGAATAATCCTTGATGATTGCGCAGATCTTTAGACCGCAGACCTTTTGCTTCTTGACGGTCTCAATCAACCATTTATAGATGTTCAGTTGGGTAACCCAATCGTCCTTGTTGTTTGCCAAAGCCTGTATCACTGACCAAGCCTTAACAAACTTGTAATCTATGATTACAACCCCGTTCTCTGTGCGTTCCTGTAGGTCAATTGCACCGCTGATAGTGATGCCATCAATAGAGTGAAAGATGCGCTCCTCGTTGGTGTAGCCCTCCATAGCCTTGCCCTCAAGCTTGGCGTGCATGAAAGTCCCAAGTTGGGACGCTATCAATTTAGTAACGTCAATCACTATCTCGTCATCATACTGTTCGCGCATTCTGCGTATCTTTGGTGGCGACATTAGCTCTGTTACGCTATACTGTGATGCGCCCTTAGTGTAGAAGTCTCTAGCGAGCAAAGCCACTAACGGTGCGGGTAAGCCTTGTTCATTGGTAATTTTCATGTACTCTCCTGAAGGTTTTTATGAATCCAGACCTCTATAATAGCGATGATGTAACACAATTGCAAGTGCTATCACAAATTATTTTTGGTGAGCCAGCTTCAAAAGCGAATTCTCGTAGAGTTGTACACTACGGTGGTATGTCTAGGCTGATTAAGTCTAAGAAAGCATTAAGTTACTCTGATGTTTTTAGGCAACAGTGCAAGCCACTGGCTACCCTAATGACGGGTGATCTGCGAGTTACTCTGCATATTTATTACGCCTCAAGGCGACCCGACTTGGATGAGAGCCTGATCTTAGACCTGATGCAGGGTCTTATATATGAGAACGACCGCCAAGTTAAAGAGCGTCATTGCTACTGGGGGCTAGACCCTGACAACCCAAGGGCAGAGATCATCATTGAAAAGATCCCTGACGTAGCCCCAAAAAAAAGCCCCTCCAAGCGAACTAGGAAGGGCTAAATCTCACAAACGGAGAGAGGAGAGTACCGGCAACTGCAGGTTGCGGTGCGTGTAGTTTAAACTAAAAATACAACAGGTGCAAAGAATATTGCTGTTGGTTCCCGGCGGTGTGTTTAAACGGTTGCGGCGTACCCGGCGAAGTGTTTAAACGTTTTTACCCAACCCGGCAGCAGGAAGAATTTGGGTTAGCCATCGCTAAACTATTTTCTGTCTTTTTTTTATACTGCTTGACAAACCATTTATGGTTGACAAAAATAATCTTATTTGCAAATGGATACAAAATGTCAATAGCTAGAGATGTTTCTCAAGTCATCAAGCAATTTAAAGATGGCGTGTCTATGCCCGATATTGCCGCATCACATGGGGTGACTCGGCAACGCATTCAGCAAATATTGAAAGCCAATAACTTAAAGCGCACAGATGGTGGTGCATATTTAAGAGCCGTTGCGGTACGTGCCGCACAACTTCAAGAGCGTAATTCCCGCTATATAGACAAGCTTGGATGCACCTATGGTGAGTACAGGTCAATCCCTGTTGATGCACGTAGGGCTTATGGATACCAACATCGGAATGCCAACAAAAGAAAGATTGGTTGGGCTTTTACGTTGCACACATGGTGGCGTATTTGGCAAGAGTCCGGTAAGTGGGATGAGCGAGGCAGAGGCTTTGGATATTGCATGGCACGTAAGGGCGACATAGGCGTTTACAGCCCTGACAACGTTTACATTTGCACCGGATCTCAAAACATGCGTGACTATTACGCAACAGATTTATACCAACAACGCAAAAAAAGTTGTGCAAGTTCTTAAAATTTGTGCTTATAATTCAATCGTTGCTGTCGGAGGCAATGATTTAGGCCATTTACACATGCGTTCCGCTTTACCTGATGCTTTCGTGGGAGAGATATCAGGCAAGGCTCCGACCGGACGCAGTTGTAAATGGCTTTTTTCGTTTTGGGACTAGGACGGGTAGTGGGTTAGCGCCTCTACAACGCTCCTAAAAAGTGGACGAAACACTGCTTCATGTGAACCGTCCTAGTTCCTTCTCCCTCCTACGACAACTCGCAAGCGATGCGGTACGTCGGTGGTCGCCTGTTAAATACCCTGTTACACGAGCAAGCCAAAGCAGGGAGCGTGGGCGAAACCTAGAGCGCGGTGGTTGAAATAGTCTAGGTTAGTGCGAGGTGATGACATGGCTCCGAAGGGGAAATCACAGCACAGTGCGAACCTTGGTTATGACCACGGTAAGGCTGTGCTTTGTTCAAACATTCACCAAAGGGGAAACAGAGGGTTACTACAAGGAGTACAGATGAGACTGTGTCAATGTGGAGGACAGGTGCAACAAGGACAACTGACAAGAGGCCGTGAATCTTGGAGTTGTAAGGTCTGCGGTCGATATGAAATATTTGGAGGTGAGGATGAAGCAGAGGGTTTACACAGTGGGGGTGGGCGATCAGGTCAGACTGATCCGTGCATCCAACCGCAGACAAGCGATAGCGCATGTGTCATTAGGGATTATGACAATACGAGTCGCCACACAGGAGGACATAATTAACCAACTAGATAAAGGAATACCTATTGAGAACTACACACCGCCCGAGCAGATTGAATTAGAACTTTAAATAAAACAGGAGAGAGAGATGGACATAGAACTAAACGCACATGACTTGATCATGGCGGCACATCACGCAGGGATAATTGAAGGTGTTAAAAGCCTACAGTTAAAAAATGGCGATATAAAAAATAACAGGATCTCAAGGCAGAGTGACTTTGGAATCCACTACGTAGGGATGCTAGGCGAAGTTGCAGTCAGCAAGACTTTGGGCATCCCACTGCGCACTGACGTAACGATTGGCGGGGATGGGAGTATTGACATGACCCATCAAGATCAGACGATCCAAATTAAGACAAGCACACACCCAACCACGCCCACGCCAAGGCTGATGATCTTTAACAGCGTTGAGGATTTCCACACAGATTGGGCTATTTTGTGTTCAATTCAGAATGCCTACACTGTTCGCATTCATGGGTTTGCAAGCAAGCGAAAGTTTGTGTCTAATGTAGTCACCCATGAGTTTGGCTACGGCACAAGATACTGCATGGATGAAAAACTCTTAACACCAATCAACCGCTTTCAAGAGGCGACTGAACTTTTTGGAGCATCTAAATGACACGTAACTACAAGCAAGAATACAAAACTCAAGAGCAACGAGGCGAGCATGAGAACCGAATGGAACGCCAACGTGCCCGTAGAAAATTGGACGCAAAGGGAGTGACCCGACAAGGTAAAGACGTAGCCCACGTCAAGGCTTTGAGCAAGGGTGGATCAAACGCAGATGGTGTGCGATTAGAAGCTCCCAGCAAGAACCGTTCGTTTAAACGCAAGTCAGACGGCAGCATGAAATGAACCAACGCATCGCTGATTTCGTCAGTGAGTTCCACTTCAATGAATCTACTCGGGTAGCTTGCCCGTATTGCTCTGCTGAACGCAGAAAATCAAATCAAAAAGACATGACGCTAACCCGCAAATTAGACGGGGCGGTCGTGTTTCATTGCCATCATTGTCAGACTAACGGCTCAGTCCAACCACAACAGGAGAGAATTTTGTCAGCCGTACCAAATCCAACAATTGTTTCAAACAAACTGCAAGATCAACATTACGCATGGTTAGCCACACGGGGCATATCACATCAAACCGCAGACAAAATGAAGTTGTTTGCCGCTGAGAAGTACTTTGGCAAACTGGGCAAGACCGCAGATGCCATCGGCTTCCCCTACTACAGGAATGGTGCGTTAGTTGCCGCCAAGTACCGATCATTCCCTGAGAAGGATTTCACGCAAGACTCAGGCGGTGCGCATGATTTCTTTGGGATTGATTTAATTCAAAAGGATCAGCCACTTATCATCGTTGAGGGCGAGATAGACTGCCTGTCACTCATGGAACTGGGCTACGAGAATGTTGTAAGTGTTCCATCGGGTGCGCCAATCAAAGTCGCAGATGGAAAGGTTCTGCCCTCTGAAGATAAGAAGTTTGCCTATGTATGGAATGCTCGGGAGATACTGGACGCAGTTCCTTACATCATCCTAGCAACTGACCAAGACTCTGCGGGTCAGGCATTAGCCGAAGAGTTGGCAAGAAGGATTGGCAAAGAAAAATGCAGGCTGGCTAAGTTTGAAAAGAAAGATTTAAACGAGGTAATGCTTGATGACCCGACAAAGGTGGGGGAGCTACTGGCTTCAGCCGCCCCGTACCCTGTCTCGGGGATCAGCGATGCGGGGTCGTTTTATGAGCGTTTAAACGAGTTATATACGAAGGGCACAGGCAAAGGCTACTCTACGGGGTATGCCTCGGTCGATGAAATCTACACTGTCGCCCCTGCACAATTGACTGTTGTTACGGGTTATCCCTCATCAGGCAAGTCCAACTTTGTGGATCAGATCATGGTCAACCTAGCCGACAAGCACGATTGGAAGTTTGCTGTCTGCTCATTTGAGAATCAGCCCGAGATCCATATCAGCCGCCTGATGGAAATCTACACCAAGCGTAGGTTCTTTGATGGCAAGGATCGGATGTCAGAGACCGACAAAGAGATTGCGTTTAAATTCGTTAAGGAGCATTTCCTGTTCATCGATACAAACGGGGAAGAGCCATCAACACTTGACTCAATATTGGAACGGGCAAGGATTGCCGTTAAGAGGATGGGGGTTCGGGGGTTGGTCATTGACCCGTATAACTACATAGAGT